TTCCGCGGCAATCCGAATTTGAGGCGTACATTTTCATTGACTGGTTCTTTGCCTTTCATCAGAGCTTTCCAGACTTCGGCAGGATTGACATTCAAGAGTTTGGCAATTCGATAATGCGCGGTGGTCATTCTCGACATTCTGACGGTGATCTGCTTGCGGGTGTAGTTCCTTGAAGGTTCTTTTCCTTTCGCTTGCTGTATGCGTCACGGTCTGCAATGGTCGCGCACTTTGTAAAGGTTCGCCCGAATAACCGGGGCGGGTGGGGGTTTATGGCTTTTCCTTGCCAGTGGCTTAACCCTGCCGCGTGGGTTTGCTGTTTGTGTGGGCGGTGTTCTCCGCCTCCTGAATTTTCAATTTTTTATTAACGCGAGTTGTCAAAACAGGATAAAAATTACTCTCGCGGAATTACTATTTAATAATTATGTTGACTTCGTAATATTTGGGAAACTTTGAATTGCCTGACCAGTTGCAATGTTTAAAGCAGTGGCGATCATTTGAATAACTGCCAACATAGCCATATATTGATAACGCATTACTGCCTAACTCGCGGGATAATTGCCAGAAGATAAGATTAAATTGTGGGGTATTGGGTTCGTAAAATAACATTTTGCACGCTCCTAAAATAAACTGATTTGTATAGGTGCTGACCATTGCCAGCACTGAAAACCCATGAATGACGACTCAACCCACTGACCAGAAACCGTCGAAGCGCGGGCGGGCTGTGCGCCGAACGCGAACACAGGCAGACCAGAGCGCACACACTCACGCGCAACAGCCAGGGAGCCGGCGCCGGGCGCGAAGAACACGGCAGACGAACAACCCTGAAACGCGGCAATGGAGCGCAAAAGATAACGGGCGGGCATGGGGGCAGCCGCACCACCAGCGCCAAACATGATGCGGATTTTTGAATAATATAGATTTTGAATGTGCTGTGGGGCTTGCCAGGGGTTTGGCGCTACTGCAAAAACATGTAAGGCGGTGGCGGCGCCGAGCTGACAAGCGCAATGTATAACAGCCTGATCTGCGCCATATTGACAACCCACATGCACGGATTGACCGCTGGCAACGACGGCATTAACCACGCTTGAAAGATGGGTGAAAACTTGCTTGAAGTTGCGACTACCGCCAAAATAAACTGACATGCTTTGATTATACACACAACTAAGCAAAGAGGGCAAGATAACACACCTTACAATTACCTTAACAAATGCTGCTTGTTTTGACCTTGCCCTGCCCTGCCCGAAAAGCAATTGCCGCCTAAAGGAACGCTGTGGCATGTGAGGCTTGGGGAATTGACAACCCGAAGGGCGCGACTGGCTGGCGGGGTTGTGGGAGAGCGGCGCATTTGTACTTTGCCGCTCGGCGCGTGTAATCACGCCCCCCGCCGTCTAGCCAGGACTTTCGCGGGGTAAAAATGGCGTATTTGCTGTTTGCCATTTTTACCCTTGCGCAATTTCCCCAAACGAACCATATAATGTATTTGGCGGCACTTGCTTTTCTTTCAATTAGGACTTGCGCGGGCATTTTGGGCTGAACGCACTTGTACTTTGTGAAGCCACAAAATGACATAGCGACTAACCAACAGGGGTTTGTCTTTGATCTGCGTGGGGCTGAATGAAAGTGAAGTCTTTAAATCAAAAATCGGACAAGTGCGGGCTGTACTTCGCCGCGCAATTGTCCGATTTTACAAGCAGGGTTTTATATCTTGAACTCTCTTACCGCTATCCGAATTGCTTCCGATCTGTTCTTGGCTATCTTTGTTTTTACCATTTCTTCCAGAATTGAGATCGTTTCTTCATCCAAAATGTCCTGGCTCCGCCTCGCGCCTTCCAGTTTGAATGGCGCTCCGATCTTTTTGCCTTCGCCCGCTGTTCGCTTTCCGCCGTGCGTGAATTTAGGTTTGGTTTTCATTGGCTTCTTCCAGTGCTTTATCGATATCCTTTGACAACTTTCTTGCATCCTCGGATGTAAGAAAGAAATTTATGATTTTTTCTTCTCCAATCTTGCATTGAAGTTTTATTTGAATATCTCCCAAATATGCGGGATCACTGTCTTTGTTTTTATGAAAAACTTTTATAGGTATTTTTTGCATCGTCTTATCTCCTTATCTTGATTATATACACATATCAAAACCCTGTCAAGCCTGTTTCTGCCTTCGTGTTGCGAATTCCAACAGGGTCGAAGGCGGTTCTGCGCGTGGCGCGTCTCTGGCGGATCACTTTCGCCGTTCTTTTTCTCTGTCGCCGTGAGAGGGGAATGAGGCGACGCACTTGTCCAGGCGTGAGCGGTGAATGCGAAGCAGAGTCCGTTATGCAAGCCGAAGGCGCGCGGTTCTGGCGGTAATCCGCCGTTCTTTGCGCGTATGTCGCGCCCACATCATCTGTCCGCCGTGAGATGGGAATGAGGCGGACGGGTTTACAGGCGCGAGCGGAGAGGTCTCCGTACCCGGAGAGTCCCCTGCCGCGCGGATAATGAGCGCATGATCTTGAACTACTTGACAAATCCTAGTGTTTTGGTATACTATGGCTTATGGGACCCATTGCATGGCGAGGCGAGAGTAGTACCCTTCTTTGGGTCATTTGACTCGGACGATGTAATCTTCGTCCGAGTTGCGTTTTAACTTGACATTCTCTTTCCAATTTGCTATTATGTGGGTGCGGTGATCAGCTTGCCCCCCTCAAGCCAGAAGCCGCATCCTTTGATCGCTGTCGAAGATTTGGTGGTGACTTTGTGCGGGATAGCAACCTGCCAGGCAATTTAGCTGACTCTCAACCACCCGAAACGCCCGCATTTATGCGGGCGTTTTTGTTTGTTCTTCAAATGCTCTTTCCTTCAAGGCGGGCATTCAAAACAAAGCGCAAGCACACGCCCGCGCTACCGCGCGGGGTTTGCGTGTGAGCGCCCCTTTCCCCTATCCCGACTTCAACACACCATGCTGGACGCTGAAAGGCGAGGCGCAAGCCGAGACCTGTAAGCGGCCGCGGGGCGAGGGGTTGGGTTCGGGAGGGGAGAGGGGCAGGCTTGCGCTTTGTTTTGCGCCTTGGGCGGTTCTGGCACATTGGCGGTACTCCGCCATAATGTGACGATTGTCGTATTGAGCCATGCGGCGATTGAGATTAAGTAAGCGCGAGGCGGTACTCCGCCACGAGCGCGGCGCGCCGGCAAGATCGCAACGCGGGGGTCTGGCATGGTCTTCAACCCGTCGGGGTTGATTGCCGCTCGAATGCACTTGACTCTGGCATGGTCTTCAACCCGTCGGGGTTGATTGCCGCTCGAATGCACTTGACTCTGGCATGGTCTTCAACCCGTCGGGGTTGATTGCCGCTCGAATGCACTTGACTCTGGCTAGGTAGCGTAAACCTTTAACGCGGGGCACGCCATGTATAGATTGGCCGGTGTACCTGTTTTCAAGACCTGCACGTAGAGATACCCTGTGCCTGTGATCGCGCTAGGTGAAAATGTTGTTGTCGTAAGCATGTTTATCCCTGCGGAAGTGGCTGTCTTTGTGTCGATTGTCGCAAAATTAGTGTCTGTTGTGCCCGCCTTGCGATAGTAGAATTTTATTGTCCAGTAATTTGAATTGTCGTTGGCTGGGCTGACATATACAGCTTGTGTCCATTGAACAAATGTTATTGCCCTGTCTATGGTGCTTGCGTAGGGGTATTTATCGTTTGCGCTCATGGGATTTAGGTCAACCCATGTGGCGAGGGGGATGAGATATTCGTGATGATGTAGGGTTGTCTTGGTTCCTCCGACAAGTAGAGCCGCGTTCGCCGCGCTCATGCTGGCGAGGGTGGAGTACAAAGTATCGAAGTATGTTTTGAGATTTGTCCAGCCTGCATTTCTACGTCCGTAGTACAAGTTGTCGCTTGCCGCGTCCGCGTTTATCCCAAGGATCGCAATGGTCTGCGCCAGCGTCTTCTTAATCCACGCGCCTGCGCCATCTCCTACCTGAAAATCGTTTGCCGCTATGGTTGCGGGGGTATTTGCTGATATGAGAGGGAGATCGTCCACTGCCTGCGCAAACGCTTGCAGATTATTCACAGAGGGGGACAGGTTGCCATCGAAGCCTGTTGAGACAAGCGGAGTGTATGCCGCTACCCGCTCGATGGTGGAAGGCAACGCTCCGCCTTCTGTTTTATCGAACAGGACAATGGATTTAATTTCTTGATACCATGCGGGGGATTGGGTGAGATCAAGGTGTTCTGTGACCTGCATCATTGCGTCAATTGTTTTGGTTGGGTCAATTGACCAGTATGGGGAAAAGTGAATTCTATCTCCGTCTGTTATGTCGAGGCGAACAGGAGCTTTTTGAAGGAAGATTTTATAGTAAGCATCCTCATGTGTGACTGGCGCGGTTGCGGTGGATAAAAGGAAACCTAAATTCCATTGCGGGAGGGTGGTGTCGTAGAGTGTGTGTAATGTGGCGTTCTGGTCGCGCCATAGATAATGGACCGCCGATTGATCTCTGATAATGTGGGATGTCGGCCCATCTTCATATGTCAAATCAAAATCCACAACCGCGCTAACTGAAGTCCAGTTGATTCCGTCTGGCGATGTCTGAACGCGGTGCGTTCCTGTTGACGATGTACAGCAAAAGAGGCTGAGTTCTGGCGACCATGCTAAAGTATTCCATGGATTTTGTTCTGCCGCTGTTCTGGCTGTCCAGTTGATTCCGTCTGGCGATGTCTGGACGCGGTGTGTCCCGTCTGAACTTATTGCACAGAATATTCCAAGTGAAGCTGCCCATACAATTCTCACCCATGAATTTTGTTCTGCCGCTGTTCTGGCTGTCCATGTAATTCCATCTGGCGATGTCTGAACTCTGTTTACACCATTTCTACTTACTGCGCAGAATAAGTTTAGTTCTGGCGACCAGGCCACGCTTTGCCAGGCGTTATTTTGTGCGGTTGCTCTTTGTGTCCAGTTGATACCGTCTGGCGATGTTTGGATTGCATTTGCTCCCGCTAATTGTATGACACAAAATAAATTAAGTTCGGGCGACCAGATGTTTGCGTTGCCGTAATCTTCTGTAATATTCATCGTCCTTGCCGTCCAGTTGATTCCGTCTGGCGACGTCGCCCCCGCCGCTCCTCCTGCTGTTTCTCTGGTTATTAGGAATAGGTTCAAATAAGGCGACCATGAAATACTGGTCCAGGATTCCAAAGTTGGGGCAGTTCTCGAAGTCCAGTTAATTCCATCTGGCGATGTCGCGATTCCGCCGTCGTAACTTACTGCGCAGAATATGGCAAGTTCTGGCGACCATGCAACCGCCTGCCATTGTTCCTGTGTTGCCGCTGTTCTGGCTGTCCAGTTGATTCCGTCTGGCGATGTAAATACGCGATAGTCGCCGGTTTGAAAAACGACTACGAATAGATTTAGTAATGGAGACCATGCAATCCCTGTTGATGCTGTGGCGTTTGGAAATATCAGGCTGCTGTCCTGATTGTAGAAAACAAGATTGCCCGGACTTTTTTCATAGACAAGGATCGTGTATTTTTGTCTTAATAAATTCTCGAATAATTCCGCCTTGTTCAAAGACAAAGATTTTCCAGTAGGTAGGAATTGATAAGCAAGCCATGTGTCGCCTGCATTCTTGAATACTGCCGTCTTACCGATTGCTGTACAGAACGCCTCGATCACTTCCTGATATGTTCCATCGCCTGCGGCAATGGAGATTTTCAGATTTGGATAAGATGATCCGTGCAGTTTGATCTTGCCATAATCCTCCTGATAGGTTTTGACAAAGAATAATCCTGATTGAACGGTATATTCCACGCCTGCCAGTTTGACTCCGCGCTCGATGATAAAGACTGTAAATGCTGAGAGCGTGTAATCGTTGGCTGTTATCAGTTCCGCGTCTGCCGAAGTTGCGCCGATAAAAAACTTCTTTGTTTCCCATGTGTGATCTGGTGTTGTAGGATTTGCAATATAATCTGCCTGATCTGTCCAGGTGAGAACACGCAGAATAATATCCCCTTGTTGTGTGGCAAGCGCATCTTTAAGAATGGGATCGAGAGTCCGCATCTATTGACTCCGTCCATGATAACTGTCATTCCATGCCGCAGTACTCGGTTCTGACACTGGCGGTTTCCTGCGTGCGGCTTGCGTGAGACCCAGGTCAAACGCCTGGCGAAAATATCTCTTTGCATCGAGTAGGTTTTCACTGACATTTTGATTAAGGTTAATCGTCTCAACTCGTCCTACGCTTCGGATCTGCAATGACCAGAAGCACGCGCCGTCTATCAGGACGTCGTCCCAATACGCGGGGAGAGTGGATTCGGTCTCGGAGTCCAGTCCGTTTACGGTGTAGGGAACGGTAAAACGCACCATCAGATACCCTGACGCTTCCGCTTCCCGCAGGCGAAACATAGGCCCGCCATTCTCCCAATAATAATCAAAGGGTAATTCAATGTTGTTATCGAGATAGGTATCCGTGCCTTGTTTTAGGATGGAGATCACGTCAAGGATGTTTGCGTAAGCCGTGGCATTGAGATTGTATTCGAGTTGTTCGTCTACCACGTCCATCAACTCGCCCGAAAACTCTGGTGCGCGCTGGTTGAATTCTTTGAGCGCCGACCTTACGGCGGCGGTTATTGTGGCAGTTGAAAAACGAGTCCCGTCATCTAGTAATAATGCCTGGACATTGGAAATGAGGGCTGTAAGGGATTTGGACATTTTTAGCCTCGAATTTTGAAAAGATGAAGGATATATCGGAAATGCTGAATAAGCGCGAAAAATAGGCTGTTATTTTTGATAATAAGGGCTTGTAAACGGGGGTACATGGTCGGGATGATAGGCAGTAAGCGCATATTCGATTTGCTCTCTAAGTTTTACGCTCTCTACTGTTTGACAGGCTTCTTTCAGCAAATATAGAACATGACGCATGGTATTGTCTCTTCGCAAATTGTCTTTGCAACTCACGCACGCATGATCTTCGTTGTAATCGCTTAACTTGCCGCAATGGATACAGTACATATTGATCGGACGGCGCGGAGCCGAGATCGCGCCGTCCGTTGTTGTGATTAACGGGCTGGCTTGTTTCTCTTACTTAGCCATTCAATACCTGTGTAAGCGAGCGCTGCGAGTAGGGATGATAACACTGCCGTCAACGCGCTTTCGGCTTGCGGATTGCCGCTTAGTCCTGCGAGGATTGCAGACAGGACTACATTTGCGATACGCGCTTGATCGCCTGTTGCGACAAGCCCGCTTTTCTTCGCGGTGAATACGCCGATCAGAATGATCAGGGCGGCGATCAGCCCTGGTACGCCGAAAGCGGACAGGGCATCAACTAATGTTTGAAATTCCATGATTTATTTCTCCTTTTGAATATAGTGCGTGCGCTCGGTGCGCATTGTTATGACTTCTTCGGCTTGGGCGCGCGTGCGGGAGTCAGTGTTTCAACTGCTTCTTGTGCATCCTCGTTGGTGTGGATGGCGGGCTTTGCGAACACTTTATTTGGGACAAGGATTTCAAAATCCCTTTCAAATGTCCGCTTGCCTTTTTGGTTGAAGACGATCACGACTGTACCATCCTCGTGTTCATTCCAGGCGATGGCTTCATCGCCTATCTGTGCGGCGATAGCGGCAACGCGCGCAGGGACTCGATCACCATCTGCTAAACGACCTGATTTATCTGGCATAGTTACATCCTCAATGTGCCTTTGGCAAAGGCTGACAGGAATTGAAAAATGGTCGTTGCGGCTTTATCAATTGTGAAATCAAGGATGTAGTACTCATCATCCTCCATATACTCCGGCGTCGTGATGGTTAAAACCATTTTATGTTCGTTGAGCGTAAGACGCTCGGCGGCTGTGTCGTGCCCTGTGTCGTAGGTAAAAGCGGGATTTGAGACAACGGCAACCGCGCCATCCGCTCCGCGTTTTACCTTGTTGATCACTACGGAAACAGCGTCGGCGGCGGCGGTCTTGATGTTGTAATCTACCTCAATGGTTTTTAATTTGAAACCCTTTTCGGCAATTCCGCTTGCTCCTGGGATATGCGAGAGTGAATTTAGTGAGATGAAAAGATGAGCCTCTTCATCGGTTGCGTCGCAGGCATTGACAATCGTGCCTGATACTTCGCCTGCGCCAATCGCCCACGCCGCAACCGTGCCAAACGATTGATAGGGGGTGGTTAATATACAAAGTTCGTCCATTACGTAACCCATGATATTTACTCCTTTTTCACTGGTTAGGGTGAGTCAGTGTGACTAAATCCTTTGGGGTGTCCTTCGACTGCGCTTAGGATACACCCCAAAGGTGAATGAAGCTAAAGTTAAGCGACGTGATTGTTTGCGAGCGGCATATCGTCAGCCACGCCCACGGTTAAAAACTGGCGTACTTTGATACGGCTCTCGTCATTGGCGAACATGGCGGGGTCGATCTCGGAAGATGCGCTGAAAATCTGCGGGATTACGCCGAATATCTCTCCGATCATTACGCCAGGCATGAGGGTATTGACCGCCGCCCAATCGGTGGCGTCTGTCCAATCTGGCACGGCGAGAGGCAATACTTTTCCGCCGAATGAATGACCGCCTTTGATTTGAGCGCTTGCGCCCTCGACTACGGACGCCCAGCGCGGGATGAACAGCGCTTCGGCTTGCGCGATCAGGTCAGCGGGGACGAGGCAGACATTGGGCTTCATGCCGTAAGGCTTGCCTGTGCCGTAATAACCTGCGGCATTCTTTACCATGAGTTTCTTTTTATACATGGCTGTTGCGACGGTATTCCAGGCGGCGTAATCCGTGCCAAGCGCGGTGGTCAGCAAGTTCAAATGTCCGCCTGCGGTTGTCTGCGCGGTGGCGTTAAATAATGCTCCGCCGTCTGACATGGTTGGACCTGCGCCCGAGTTGGCTGAAAACACTGCCGCAACTTGTTCTGAGACATTGCGGATGCCCGCGAGAGCGGCTTCGCGCGGCATGCGCGTGAAGGCTCGAAGATCATCACGGAGAACCGCCTCGATGGTCAATGGCACATATCCGCCGTACTTACCCCAATCGGAAGTCTCTTTGATATCACCGATGGGTAACTCGGTGTAATCTCCGCGCTCTGCAACTGATGGCAGGCTGGCGATGGTGCCAGTTTTGACCCATGTCACCTGATTAAGGTTGGTGAAATGCTCAATCGTGACAATTTCTTTCCACCATCCGTAAACGCTCTCGAAATCCTTCCATGCCGCAATCAACATCTTATTCATGACGTTGGCGACAATGCCAGGGAAGTTGGCGGTTACCAGGGCGAATTCAGGGTAGTACCCGCCCATGAATTGCTGATCACCAGTGGCTTGCAGGTAAGCATCTTGAATGCCGCGTAACGGGCGAACCTTGCGGCTTTCCTGTCCTGGCTCGCGTGGCAAGCCGAACATATCCGCGACTGCGAGGGCGAAATCATCCTTCAGGTTATACATGCCCGTAATACGCCCGGGACCCTGTACATTGTCCGCGCTGGTGAGCGCCGTTAAGACGTCGCGTTTCTTACTGATCGCGGTGGACAACTCAGACGCTTCGAATGTGCGTCCTTTGAATTGATCTCTGATCTCATTCTGCATGACATCAGGCAGGCGGGATGTGGATAATCCCACGGTGAGTAGGTGTTCGCACATGGAAACAAGCACGGTGTTACTGGCTTGTAATTGCGCGTCCATTTCCTGCTGTCGCTGTGTCTCGCCCAGCAATTGCGCGGCGGCTAAACGGTTGGCTTCGATCTGCTGTTCCTGTAGACTTGGCTCGACCTGTTCTCCCTCAACCTCAGAAGTTTCAAGAGTTTCGGGATCTGTAACTAAGACTTTCACTTTCTTTTTCATTTGACCTCCTTTGGTCAAGGGATTTGGTAACGCTCGCTTTGCGGCGTGGGTAACGGCATGATTGCCGAGTACTTCAAGTTTGGTGTCGTCCATGGATTGCAGAATTCCAGTCCCATCAACGGCGGGATCGTTGACTGCGGATGTTTCAATCCCTTTCGGATTGACACAGATTAGCTCGCAGTATTTGTTTTCGTATTTCCGCCCGCGAATGTGCTGGCACTTGCTGGAATCTCCGTAGTCATTTTCACAGATTGAGCAAAGTGTTTTTTCTGCTCTCCATCCGATTGAGAAGCGGTCGATCTGTCCCTCGACATATGCGGTCATTCCTTTGCGCGTGGTAAGGTGTATGACTTGCATCATTGCGCCATTCTCGAATTCAGACGACTTGATAATGCCGTCCCTGCTCTCGATGCTGTATGTATCATGGTTGCGTAGGAATGGCGCGTTCTTGAATGAGTTTGAAAATGACGGCATGTCATTTTCTTTGAAGCGGACAAAGTTTTTATTCTGTCCGTCTTTGAATACGCGGGCATTGAATTCGATAAACTCTGTTTTTCCGCTTGCAATATCGGCGAGGGTCTGTTCGCGGTCTGCCGACTGCGATACCTGGTGCATTTCTGCAAGACTGTAAAAGATGATCGGTTCTTTCTTTTTCATGGGGCACTCTCCTCTGGTGCTGGATCTGTTGGATCTGTAGCTGGATCTGTAATTGTGGGCGGCTGATCGCTTGGCTTGACAAGCGGCTTTTTCTTGATATTGGGAACGGTAGTACCTGTCCATACTTCCGCGAATTGCTTATATACCAGGCGGATGAACTCTTTGGAGTCTATGCCTTCGCGGTCGAATAGATCTGCAAGGTGTGGATAACTGCGCCCGAGCGCAAGCGCGAGGGTGGCGTTATCTCGTTCCGTGATGTCTGGTCCCGTAATGGTAATAACCGCGGCTGGTTTTATGGATGAGTCTGTCCGCGCCCTGACTTGGAGCGCAACCCGCGCCATGTCGATCAACATCTCGAATAACTCATCCTGAGTTTCTTCGAGCGTGCGAAAGGTGGGCGTGCCGGCGGCGTCCGCCGTTGTCTGCGTACTGCCTTCGGGCTCTGCGAGATAGTGAAGTGGAAAGCCAACTCCTGCGGCAATCATCTTCTTAATTGCCATGCCGTCAACGGACGCATCGAAGGAGTCAAGGTTGGCGGAGAGAATGCCCCAATCTTCGGAGGCATCGGTTACGAGGATCGAGCCTGGCTTTGGCGGATTCATGTTTAATTCTTTCTCTCTGTTTCTCTTTGCGGTGTCGTTTACGAACTGTCCGCGTACCACGTACATGAATACACTGCGGAAATGATTGAGACGAACGCGGTCTTCAAGCCATGTGGCGAAACGACCTATCCAGACGAGTACGGGTGTCAGGCTTCCTTCTCCCCATGCAGACCCTACGGGTTGATCACTGGCAAAGTGAAGCATGAAAGTTTTCTGCTCCTGTAATGGATCGTATGCCTCGTAATAATCCTCGCCTGTGGAGTCTTTGGTGTATTTGATTTCCTGCTCGATGTCGTTATCTTTGGATATGATCTCTTCGATCTGCTCTGCCGGCACGGCGCGGATATTGGTCATGCCGTTTGTTTGCACGGTGTACAGAAAGAAAAGGTTACCTGTGCGCGTATTCTCGTCCACCCATCGTTTTATATTCTTCTTGAACTTATTGAGTGGATCATTCCACCATTCGCGCAAGAAAGTTTGTGTAGCGGGGTCTTCACAATTTATTGCGAGCCCTTTGCCGAGGACAAATGAGCGCGTAAGACGAACAATGCGCCGCGCAATCGGGTTGACGCGCCAGGCGCGTAGCAACTCTGCGAACACTTTCTTTCTATCCCATGTATTGCGGTCAGTGTACGCGCCTGACATTCCGCCCGGGAAGAAGTTGTTATCGGTGATGGGACTGACAGACAGCGCCATCGAGAGCGCGTCGTTTACGACTGCGAGTTCCTTTTGAAGCTGTGCGACTGTTGGTTTTTTAGGCATAATTTTTTTCCTGTTAGAAGGTCACGCCTTCATTTTCAGATTGTCAGGGTTTTTTGATGATCAGCCATTTGGGCGGATGTGCAACTGCTATTACTGTGCCTGCTAAAAACATTGGAATACCCAGGATTGCCATTGCTCCTAGCGTCAATGGAGAAGCCAGAGTCAGCAGGAAACCGCCGCGTGCCAGGTCGATTCCGAGTTTGCGTAGTTTCTCGTTTTGTTCATCTGTTACCCATATGTATTTGACTCCGCCTGCGCCCTTACTTTTGCCTGGGCTGGTCATTCCTTTTTTTATATTGCATGAAGCCCATTGCATACCTTGATTTGTAAGAGTAACAAACCGCTCTGCATTCTGCGCGGTTCTGTCAAGGTGAACGACCTTGCGATAGCCTTCTGATGGTTGCGGCATTAGTGGATCCTCGACATATCATCAAGCACATCTGCATACTCCACAATCAAAGTGGGGGAAGTAACTATCCACTGTAACTTATCGAGTATTGCGGTCATAGCATCGGTGACTACAAAATCATCGTGGATAAGTAAGCCGTTCTCGTCGCGTGTGCCGTCTGGGACTGACCAGCGCATTGTCTTTGCGGGTCCAATTAGGATTTCAGAAGTACACGCGGCGTATTGTTTATCCACTTCGGGGGAAGGACAACAATCACGGAAGCGACCCGTATTGATGATCGCAAGGTAGCCGTAGCCGATCTCCGATTTCACCTGTTGGCTGAACTTGACAGGTATCACCCGCGCGGGGTGACTTTTGTCAAACATCGCCCAAAGCCCCTCTCCTACCCCTGTTGCATCGATCACCATGTACTGTGGATTCCACTGTGACCAGAAAGCATTTATCTTTCCGAATATGCTGATATGGTTTTCGCCTGTCCACGCCATACGTTTGACCACGCGGTAGATAGGCGTCTGAAGGATGTCCAGTTGGGACAGGTCGATTGTTACGATGTCGAGAGTCAGTTGATCGCGTCCTGGATTGCGCGCGCCGACTTCATCCAAATTCATTGAAGCCTCGTCCTGTCCCGCAACATCCACGATAAAGCAGTAAATAAATCCTTCCTGCGGTGTTTCGTGCGCTGGTTGATCGCCTTGCATAAGAGCGCGGCGTCCTGCGTTGAACATCCCTGCTTGGGAGTCTATCCGCTCGCAGAAGTATTGAGTTTTTACTAATGGATGTTCGCGCCCGAGTTTGGCGATTTCGCTGTCTACGAATTTTCCATATTGAGGGACGATCTTTTTCACATCGTTGGAGTCGTAGATAAAGACCCGTTTTATTCCATCTTTCTTTTCTGCTTCGCGAGCGGCATCTTCTTCTCGCGCCAGCAGGGTGCGGCTTGTCCAGGTGGTGCCGACAATGAGACGGGTTGCGTTCGTGCTTGCGACCATGGGTGCAAAGTCCTTGTCATACTTGGCGGGGGAAATATCCTGAGCCTCGTTGATCACCAACAAGAGCGAAGCGACTGCGCCGACTACGTTCGAGGATTGATCGCCTGAGAGGAAGGATGTTGTTGCAAGCCCTACTGTCCGCATAAAATCAGAACGCTTTCCCCATAAGCCGTTTGCGATTCGATTTCCCTTCAATCTGTTTTCAAGCCGCATAATCGAATTGGTTGTTTGAGGTTTATAGGTTGGATTGGCAAACACGATTCCCATTTCATGGCTGGCGTAGAGGGTCATCAGGTAGCATAAAAGATTTGCGAGTAGTTCGTCCTTGCCCGCCTGCCGCGAGATGATAAGGACGATGGTATTTCCGCGTTTCTTTCCGATTGATTCCATGATCGCGCGTGCGGGTTCGGATTGATAGGGACGCAGGGTAATACCGTTGTTGCGTTCAACGAATGTCTCGAACGATCTCAATCGCGCTTTTACGGTTTCTTTTTTTGTACTCATATCGGCAAACCTAGCTCAATTCTCATTTCTTCCAGCGCTTCTAATACCGTTGTTTTATGTTCGCTCTCCTTGCCTTTTAGAAGGAAGTCCGAGCGTAGTAAGGTTGCAATATTGGTAGTCATAGCCACCATGCTATTGATCTGTTCGAGATAGTGAGCGTCTCTGAATTGTGCTCCGTTATTGTCTGTTCGCATGATCGGCTCGAAGGAAAGTTCACCCTGTAGCTTCAGGAGGGATACTCTTATCAGGTTTACTTCTGCCAGTAGTCCTGGGGTGGCTGAGTCAAGTTCCTTGTTTTCTTGTGGAGTGAAAGCTTTCGAGTAAAAACCGTGGCGCAAGTTGTTCTTGTTGCCCGGTTGCCCTCCCTGCTTGCGTTTAGATTTGGCTTGCGGCTTGCGGGTCATCTCATGCTTTCTCGAAGTGCGGATACTTCCTTACCAAGAGCCTTGATTTCATCGGCGAACCTGCCCGCCATATGCGCGATTGCGTCAGCGTTTGCGGTACGTTGCTGTTCTAGGAATTCCTGCCATTGGCCGTCGCGCTTGTCGAGGGATTTCATAAAAATATCTACAATGCGAAGCGAAAACCACACAAAGATACCAACTAGTGGGACTTGAATTAGGAGTCCGATATAGGTTTCATTCATGGAGCGCCCGCACGATTTGATAGATTGTGTACAGTGTTGATGCGGATACAATAATTAGAATAAAAAATTGAGGAATTGATTTTATGATCTTCATTGCCGCGTGCCTTTTTAGCCTTTCGTTTAATTATTCTTGCGAGACCCGCGCCCTTAACGAAAAGCCACGACACGCTAAGGGGCGCGGGTCGTGGCAAGGGTCTTATACAATGGAATTTTATTATTTGCAAGGATCAACAAAAAAGAACATCCGAAAGGATGTTCTTTTTTGTACCTGTTTTTACGAACTTGGGTTAGGCGCGGGGTTCGTGACTTGTCCAAAAATGCCACATCGCACCCCGCGTCCACTGCGCGCAAGGGTTAGCCCGCTATTCAGCGAGCGTTGCCGCAACGTAATTGTTATACGCGGCTTCGATAACAGCCGCCGCCTCGGAGCCAACAGCTGCAACAGCTTCCGATTCTGACGAATTGGCAAGGACTTCATATTGTTCTTCGGTTAGTGAGTTCCCTGCTTGTACTGACGCTGAAATATCTGAAATAGTAGACATGACATACTCCTTTTTGAAATTGCTCATTTGAACAGCCAGAGCGGGCCTACGGTTTGCGTAACCCGCGTGTGCGAGAACGCAAGACCATAAATTTATTCACCAATACCTACGCCAACCGTGACGTTG